GAGGGAGCACAAGGTTTTGGACTAGACATTGATTGGGGTTCCTATCCTTATGTAACTTCTTCAAACTGTATTTCAGCAGCGGCGCTTATGAACGGTGTTCCACCACAAGCAGTAAGAAACATTTACGGAGTAGCAAAGTCTTATGAAACTTACGTGGGTTCTAAAACATTTCAACCTCCAGGCGATATTTTCAATAAAATTCAAGAGGAAGGGCAAGAGTTCGGAGCAACAACAGGAAGAAAGCGCCAAGTAAACTGGATGAACTTAAACTTCTTGGAGAAAGCCGTTAACATTAATGGAGCAACACATATTGTTTTCAACAAAATGGACGTATTAGAAAATGTTGGTCACTTCGCTGTTAACGAAAATGGAACTCTCAAACGCTTTTCAGATGCTCACGGAATGGAAGATCACATTCGACGCCGACTTAACACAAATCATTTTGTTAAGTCTGTTGTGTTTTCTCGTTCCCCTCACGAAGTATAAGTTGAGACATTAGCAAACTTTTAACTACTTATAGTTATGAACAATATCCGCACTTATGCTAATGACTTAATAGAGTTTTTCCACCAGCGTTATAAACTACAAAACAAACCCTCCATAATCTTTGCCCAAGACCAACAAAATAGTTTAAAACCGTTAGGAAAAACAGCACATTACGAACCTGCCGCGCAATCTATCACAGTCTACACAACCGGAAGACACATGAAAGACTGCTTGCGTTCTCTCGCCCATGAATTAGTTCACCACCTACAAAATGAAAGAGGCGACCTAACGGGAATGGGTCCAACTCGTCCTGGTTATGCCCAGGAGGACGGTCAAATGAGAGAAATGGAACGTGAAGCCTATGAGAAAGGCAATATGTGTTTCCGTGATTGGGAAGACGGATTAAAACAAAAAAAGATGACTATTTATGTCAATGAAGACAAAAAAGGAGAACAGAAAATGTCTTACAAAAATTGGAGAGATAAAGAATTTGGCGAGATGCTTATGGATAAATGGGGATACAAACCAAAAGAGAAATCATTCCTAAACGAAGGAATGGGAACTTACAACCTATCCAACGCAGACTACGCTACTGCTCAATTAGAAGAAGCACCTGGGGAGAAATGCCCAGACTGTGATATGCCAGCAGACGAGTGTAAATGCTCACACGATGAAGCACACCCCGCTTCACCAGAAGCAAGAATGTTAGAACAAGAAGACCTTGACGAAGCAGCACTTCGTGATGCCGTCCGTGATATTCTCGCAGAGATGTCTAAGGGCAAATAAATGAAAATTGATTTTCGAAAAATGACGAGGGATTTTCTGTTAGGTGAATCAAAAAATCCAAGTGCTCGTGCTTATGTCGAGTCTGTTCTCCGCATTTTAGACGAAGTACGACCAAAAAGTCAAAAAGAAAATAGACAACTTTCAGTTGCCAGACAACACTTACAAGAAATAAGAAGAGTTGTTAATCAACTAGAAAATAAAATTTCACTCCTAGAAGAACAAGTAAAAATACTAGAAGAAGGAAAATAAACCTATGGGCGGCGTAGCAGGACACTTATCACATCTTTATGATAATCGTGATCTTACTTTCAACGAAATGGCAAAGATTCTACAAAAAGCCGCTTCGGGTGAACTTGTAGGAACAGAAAAAACTGACGGTTATAACATTTATCTCGGTTATGTTGATGGAAAACCTCGTGCTGCCAGAAACAAAGGTGATATGTCTCGTGGTGGAATGACATTTGAAGATCTTATTAACCGTGAGTTTCGTGGTGGTGAAGATTCAAAACGTGCTTATGTAACTGCTTTTAATTCCTATGTTAGTGCTCTTGATTCACTTTCAGAAGAAGAAAAGGCACAAATCTTCGGACCTAATGGTGAAATCTTCTACAACACCGAAATCCAAGGTCCAGTTGCTCCAAATGTTGTTAACTATGACGAAAATGTCGTGAACATTCACCGAATGGGTCATAAAAAATATAATAAAGAAGACAACACCCTAGAAGTTGTAGCAAATGAAAAAGAATCAGCATTTTTAGATAGCGTTATTGATAGATTCGAAGAAGCAACAGCAAACGAAGACTTTAGAGTTCGTCGAACTGCCTTTCTTACCCTCAATAAAATAACCGACGAAGCGTTTGTAGAGGAAGTTCTGAACCGGATTAAACAAACTGGTTATTCAGGCAATATGACAATCAATGATTATCTCCATGATAAACTCACACCTTACACTGCTGAAAGTTTACCAGAATTAGACGATCAAAGAGTTGAACTTCTCGTTAGAAGAATGTTGGGTGATAAAAGTGCCCCAACAACAACTCAAATAACAAAAGGAATGGACGCAGAAGTTAAAGCAAAGGTTTCAGCATTTAACAAGAACTCAAAGTTTTTAATAAAAAAATTAATTGAACCTATCGAAATGGCTATCCACGACTTTGCAGTTGAACTTCTCCGTGGTCTAAAAAGTGCTTACATTCTCGATAATGAATCCGAGGTCGAAAGACTAAAAAACGAAACTGAATCTGCTATTCGTGCCATTCAAGATTATGAAGGTCCAGAGCAAGAAGCAGCACAAGACATTTTAGTAAGACAACTCACCAAACTTAAGCACCATGATAACATCGACACAGTTGTAGAAGGTTTTGTTTTCCAACACGATGGTCAAATGTATAAGTTTACAGGAAACTTTGCTCCTATGAACCAACTTTTGGGGTTATTTCGCTACGGAAGAGGAAAGATCCCACAGATGGTCAAGGAAATGCTTCGTGAGCAAAATGAAGGCGAAACTGTCGCTATTTTACCAGGAAAATTCAAGCCTGCTCATAGAGGTCATTTGGACATGATTGAGCATTATGCTAGGTTGGCTGATAGAGTGGTTGTTTTGGTCAGTCCAAAGCCGAGAGACGGTATCACAGCGCAAACTGCTGCAAAAATTCTACATATTTATTTAGATGACGCCAACCTTACTAACGTTGATGTTGAAATTCCAGACGCTCCTTCGCCCGTAGGTGCCGCAATGAACTATGGAAAAAGACCGGAGATGAAAGGAACAAAGATTATTCTTGGTGCCTCAACAAAAGATGGCGATGCTGCTGAACGTTTCGCTGGTAATGTTCAAAAATATGCTGAAGACGCAGAAGTCCTAAATCCTCTAGACTATGCTTTCAAGCCTGTTGGTGAAGTTTTACATGCTAGTCACTTTAGAGAGGCTATTGCAAATGGTAGCGACATTGATAAGTATTTACCAGATACATCAAAAGATAGAGAACAAGATATCGTTGATATGGTAAAAAAGGAACTTACGCTAAAACCAAAAACAATTCAAAAGGAGGCAAACGACCCATTCTTGGGTATTTTTCGTGGGTTAGTTGACGAGGTATTACAGGAAAGAGCAGAAAGCGAGCAACAAAGAAAATGGGCTTGTGCTCAAATGGGTAAGAGTCGAAAGAAGTTTAAGGGAAAACCTGCTTTAAGTAAAAAAGAAGCAAAAAAAATGTGTACTGACCCTTTGAAAGAAGAAGAAATAGAAGAAACAACTGTCGCTGCAGCAGTCCAGGGCAGTCCTGGTCCAGTTGGACGAGTTAAAAGAAGAAATATTTCTGAAACTGAAGTTAATGAGGCGTTAAACTATTTATTACAGAAACTTGGAGTCTAAATTAATGATTGATCGCAATGAACTTTTAAAAGAACTGAAAGAAGCAAAAGAAGAACAGCGTCTCCGTAAAGTTGTCCGCTCACTTCTAGAAAACTACCTTGCTGAAAAACAAGATAAAGTAATGTTAGAAGAAAATAGACTTCGTGGCATTATTCGCTCTCTAATCAAAGAAGCAACCGCTGACGTTCCTGATGAGCAACCACAAAGATCAACTGGTATTAATGTTCTCGAAGACACTCTAAAAGTTATTATTCCTATTGTCGAGGATGCTTATAAGGGGCTTACAACCTCAAAAGAACAAAGAGATTCTTTCAGAGCGCACATTCTCAACGCAGTTGAAAATTCACTAACTCCAATAGATGTTACAGCAAGCGCCGAGGGAAGTCAAGAAGAAAATGAAGAAGAATTAGAAGAAGAAGTCACTTTGGACGTTGATGTTGAAGAGGACCGATTCATTCCAGTTCGAGATCAAGATAAACCAGCAGAAGAAGAACCAGCAGAACAAGAATCTTTTCAAGATCTATCAGGCATGAATGTTACCGGTCGTAATTTCGCCTCAACAACATTCAATAAAATCGAAAACCAAATTCAGGATGCTTATGAGTCTTTAGCAGATGCAGAAGATAGAAAACTTTATAAAGAATATATGCTAACTAACCTTAAACTTTATTTTGATAGATTTGAGGAAGAACTCCAACCAACCGTTCCAGAACCAGAATCACCAGATTATAATAAATAATATAAATTAAATTATATCATATAATATACTATTATTTAAACATGCCTTGGAAAAATAAAAGAGATAAAAAACCTTATACCAAATATTCTAAATTTAGTATAATAAATAAACTTAAGTTAGAAAAGAAAATAACTGACAATACCTTAAATAATATCAATAATATTGCTTTAGAAGATCTAATAGCTATTAAGTTAGAGTTGTCTACTAGATATTTATATGGTAAGTTCTATGGCATACCTATCTGGAGACTGACTAGACACGCAGTCACAGATGCTCTTTTAAAGACTGCCCTGAGCATTGCAAGAACAAAAAAAGAAGCAGCACGATTTTTAGGGGTTGACTATATGGAATTTAACCGTTATATTAAGAAGTATAATACTATTTCTTTTTTTGAAGAAACCGAAGAGGATATATGAACATAAAATTATTTAATGCAGCGAGAATAAAATATGAAGCACAGGCAGAAGAAGCAAGAGCAATGTTGGATATGCTATTTACCAAAACAGTAATGGTCGGAGAACACACAGATATCTTAAAAGAAATTGATAAATGGACTAAACTATTATCAGAAGCATTAGATAGTGTTGATGCGCTTGATGATTATGCTACTCAAAGAAAAGAAGAGGGGTTAACAACCCCTTAAACGGAGGGGTTGAAAATGTCTACAACAAGATTTACACTAGATGGAAATGGAAAAAGAGCCTACATAGGTTCACCAGTTTATTATCAGAATAGAGTTTGGTTGTTAGAGGATATTCAATACCTCAAATGGAATTCAGAACAATATCTAACCCTACAAGATCCAAAAAATAAAAATAAAAAAGTAGAGTTTGTAAGAGCAAACTTAATATCGGCAGTTGATTAATGAATAGAAAGAAAATATTTGAAAATGAACATTGGTACGTTACTAACATAGATCATATAAGTTTAAAGGTTGAAGTGAATAATGGAGCGGTTGTTACATCTGTTATTAATGATAAATCTGATTATTATTTTTATTTACCAAACTCAAAATCTAAAATGATAAATTCTAAAAAAGATTTAGATAAAAAAATAAAAAATTATTTTGATATATTTTTTAATCTAGATGAATTAACTTTTATGAAAGAGAACACAAACGAAGATAATTACGCAGATTATATAAATTTATATACAGACCTGTATTGGATTAAAAATAAACTAGGTTTGACTATTTGGAAGAGAAATTCGATTATTTAGCACATTTTTCAGGTGCTACGCAAGCCCACTCGTGAATGGAAGCGTCTCTGAGACCAGATCTAATAAAACGCATTAGTTTGTGAAAAGGTGAAGAAATAGCAACATTTCTAAACTTAGCAAGAACAGAGTGAACCATTCCTACCAACTCACCTTTAGAATTTAGAAGCATAGATCCAGAAGAACCAAAAGTTGCTGGAAGTGTATAAAGATCTTGTCCCCCATCCTCACCAGCATATCTGCCTTCAAAGATAGGAACCATATCATAGTTAAACACACCCAAAGGAGCGGCAATATTATAAACTCTTTCACCTTTCTTTGGAGGTTTCATTGCCAATGGAATAACACTTACCCCAGTAGTCAAACCTTCAGCAAAAAGTAAACAAGCATCTATTTCAGCATCTTTTTTTAGTATCTCTGCATCATAAGTTTCCAACAGAATAGTTGAGACTTTCATTTTCACTTTTTGAGTGACTGTTTCTAATAACCCCGATTCTCCATCACAGACGTGCGCTGCTGTAACAATATAAGCGCCCTTTTCTGTGACCCTCACAACATAACCTGAACCAGTAGAACGAAGGTCCATAGTCATACATTTCTCACCAATACATTTTTTTAACTCAACTGTCTTACTAATGAAAGCAAAACCATCTCTTGGAAAGTTGTCCTCTATGTTTGAATTCATTGTGCCGCAAGAGATAGTCAACGACAGAACGAATATTAGGGTAGACATCATAACCCCACGCATTTTCTTATCCTCCTTTGTAAAAGGGATTATTACTCCCTTAAAATAAATAAGTGCCCCGTGCCCCTTTTTACCAACTAAACAAATAAAAAGACTATTTATAATGATTGCTTTCTCGTGTTACATTTATCAAAAGTAGATGTTTCGTGAGAAAGATCAAATGCTTAACAAAGTGAGTTAACATGGCTAAAAAAATTTATATTCTTGATACGAGTGTTTGTTTAACAGACGCAAATTGTATTCGCTCCTATGGTAATAACGATATCGTCCTTCCTTTAAAAGTTCTTGAAGAAATAGATAATAACAAAAAAAGACAAGACGGTGTAGGAACAAATGCGAGAACTGTTATTCGTGTCCTTGATTCCCTCCGTGAAAAAGGTAGTTTGTCTAATGGCGTGAGAATTGATAAAGGGAAAGGTCTAATATGCGTGAAAATGGTCAAAAGAGAAGGTCTACCGGAGGATCTAGATCTTTCTGTGCCTGATAATGAGATTATTAGCGTTGCGTTAAACCAGAAAAATGAAAACCCAAAAAGAAAAGTAATCGTGGTCACACGAGACATTAACATGCGTGTTAAGTGCGATTCTCTGGGTTTGACGACCGAGGATTTCCAATCAGATCAAGTTGTAAAAGATACAGATAATATTTATACTGGTTTCCTAACTCACTTGGTGGATGAACCTGTCCTTGACCGGTTTTATTCAGGAGAAGAAGTGTTTATAGAAAAAGAAGATTTACAACTAAATCCAAATCAGTTCCTTATGCTGATTTCAAACCAAAATGAAAAGAAAACTGCTCTTGGAAAGTTTGAATCTTATGAGAAACCCCTAAAGTTAATCAACACTAGCAGTAAAAAAAGACTTTGGGGTTTGAAACCTAGAAATAAAGAGCAGATTTTTGCTATGGATTTATTAGAAGACCCAAAAATAAATGTAGTAACGTTAGTCGGCAAGGCTGGTTGCGGTAAAACCCTTTTAGCAATCGCAGCCGGTCTTAGCCAAGTTGTAGAAAAAGAAATTTACAGCAGACTTGTAGTTTCCAGACCTATTCAACCTATGGGCAGAGATATTGGTTTCTTACCAGGAACAATAGAAGAAAAAATGTCACCTTGGGTTGCTCCTATCCGTGATAACCTTGAGTTTCTAATGGCAAACGATAAAGCAACATTAGAAAATTACATGGAAAGAGGCAAAATAGAAGTAGAAGCACTAACTTACATTCGTGG